TCCTGACTTTTCAATAACCATTGAAAATCATGACGTGAAAGGTTTGCTGGAGGATGTCAACACGCGTGAAGTCAATGAGCTGATCCAAGCTGGCGACAAGCGTTTGACGGTTGCGGCAAAAGATTTGCCATCAGTGCCAGAGACAAAGGATCGAGTGATTATTGGCGGTATTGAGCATCAGATCATTCGTGTGCAGACGACTGAGCCGGACAACACGCCGATCAAACACGAACTGATTTTGAGGGTCTAACGATGGCACGCGAGATCAAGATCAAGGACATTGCTGGCTTGATGGAAGATGAGGTTGAGCATGTTGTTAGGGCAACTGCGTTGGAGTGGACAGCCGCAGTAAAAGAGCAAACTCCTGTTCGCGTGGTCTTGCCTTCTGACCCTCCCTCTTACCAAGGAGGCAACGACTTGCGTAATGCTTGGCAAACGCAAATTGGCAAGTTTCAAGCCACGATCACAAACAACATGCAATATGCAGAGCCTGTGTTGTACGGCAACAATCTGCCGTCATCATGGAAGGGGCAGTACCGGACACGGCAGGGCACTATTCCTGGCTTCCCTGACTTGCTTGGCAAAGAGATCGCAACCAAACGCGTGCCTAAATTTATTGCAGCGTTTAGACGGCGAAACTAATGGCAGCAGCAGATCTCAATGCAATCCGCGCCACGATAGAAAGCCGTTTGGCGACAGAGCTTGAAAACAACCCGACTCTGCCGGTCGTGTTTCACAATATGGCCTACGAGCCAGCACCAAACACATCATGGGTGCAGTGTCTAACGACCTTTGGCGCAGGAGAATATTTAAGCCATGGCGGCACGACTAATTCTCAAAACCGCATCATCGGTTTGCTGCTGCTCAACATCTTTTCGCCCAAGGGCGTAGGCCCTGGAGCCAACTACGTTATTGGAAAACGCATTCGAGACCTTTACAATAGAGCCATCGTGTCGGGGGTTTTCTTCGACGCTCCCACAGGCCCGGAGGCATTGGCATCGCCAACACCTGAGGGCTTTTTCCAAACACAGGTCCGTGTGACCTTTGAATTCATCGAGGAACTCTGACCATGGCTACTATTCGCGGCGAGTCTGGATCTGTCCAGTTTGAAACTGGCGGAGGCAGTCTCGCGACTGTTGTCGGGACTCGTAGTTGGAGCCTAACAACAACCAAAGAAACCTTGGATACGACTGTCCATGGCAACACTTTTCGGCAGTTTGTTGGCAGCCTGATTAGTGGTTCTGGCACGGTTGAGCTGGTGTATGACCCTGACGCAACTGGCCAGGCTGGTTTGATTGAAGACATAATCAAGACTGGCGACAGCGCTGATGCGTCGTTTGAGCTGTTTACCACTGGGTCCTCGTCTGGCACAGACTCTATTGCCTTTGGTGCAATCATTACAGACATGGAGATCACTTCTACTGTCGGTGAGCTGGTTATTGTGTCCTGCAGCTTTATTACCAGCAGCACTATCACTTCCAACCTTGAGTGATAGAGCTATAGTTTGAGCAATTGAGTTATTTACTTAATGCCTGCTCAGGCTCGCACTGTTGATCTGCTGGTTGGGGCGTTTGACCTCAACCAGCGTCGCAAATTTGAACTGAAGAACGCAGACGGCAAAAAGGTTGTCGATCTGTTCTTCAAGCCAATCACACGCTCAGATCGCAAGAAGGCACAAAGCTTGGCTGGCACTGACGAGGCGTTAGACATCAGCACGCAGATGCTGTGTCAAATGGCTGAGCTGGAGGATGGCAGCAAAGCGTTTGCTGCTGCTGATGCGGCGAAGCTACAGCGACAGTTGCCTGAATCTGTCCTCAACGAACTTGAGCTGTTCTTGTTCGGTCTTGGTGAAGAGACTGACCTGGAGGAAGCAAAAAACGACTGAAGCAGGACAGCTGGACTCTGTTTGAGTTTCATCTGGCCTGCGAGCTAGGCATGACCGTAAGCAGACTCCGCACTGAATTGACAGACGCGGAACTTGTGCATTTTGCTGCGTACTACGAAATCAAGCGAGAGGAGGAGGAGAAAGCAATGGATCGCGCAAAACGGAAGCGGCGGTAGGATAGGAGCATTGCTGGGCAGCCGTGGCAAGGTCATCTGTTGAGCTTATTGTTGATGCCGTAAAGGCTCTCAATCCTCTTCGCGCAGTTGCGGCAGCCAGCAAAAAAACAGAGAAGGCAATAGAGGGTCTAAAGAAAAGCGCAAAGGCTACTGGTAAAACTCTTGAAGATATGGCCCGTAGGGGTAAAAAGGGATTATCAGCTTTAGCCGCTAGAGCAAAAACGGCAGCAGGCAGTTTTAGCAAGTTAGGTAAAGCGGCATTGCTGGCAGGAGCTGCCGCAGGTGCAGCGGCGTTAGCAAAATTTTCGTTTGGTCAGGCGGGTGAGCTTGAGAGACAGACAAAAAGCTTACAAGTTTTAACTGGATCGCTTGAAACGGCCAAAGGTATTATTTCTGAGCTGCAAGCGTTTGGAGCTGTTACACCATTTACCAGTCAAGAGCTGATCGAAACGTCAAAACGTTTGAAGGCGTTTGGCTTTGAGACCAACCAAGTGGTCGATATAACAAAACGTCTTGCTGATGTTGCTGGCGCGACTGGTGCTGATCTTGGCGGTATCGCTACAGCGTTCGGCCAAATCCAAGCGAAAGGCCGATTGCAAGGAGAGGAGCTTTTGCAGCTGCAAGAGCGAGGTGTTGCGCTACAGGATGAGCTGCGCAAAATGTATGGCTTAACTGGAGAAGAATTTAGCAAGGCGCTGCAAAAAGGTCAGATAAGTGCAAAAGCTGCCGAGGTTGCGTTAATTAGGCTTACAGAGAAAGGCGGCAAATATGCTAACGGTGCAATTGCTCAGTCGGACACGTTGTTTGGCAAGCTTTCAACGTTGCAAGACGCGTTTCAACGCTTTGGCCAAAACATCGGCAATGCGCTAGCGCCTGTTTTTAAAAGTATTATAGAATTTTTAACGACTATTACTAACCAGATAAACAATCTTTTTAGAGAAGCAGCGCTGGAGAATCAAGCTAGAAAAAATTTAGGCTTAGACAAAATGGGATCTACGCGCAAGTTTTTCAAAGAGGGAGGCCGTTCGCTTTTGGACGCAGAAAAAGAGCGATTAAGAGAGAAAGGGTTTGGGCTAGAACCAGTTATGCCTGACACAAAGATTCCTGAGCTACGCAATGCACAAGTCGATAAACAACTTAATGGAGTAAAAAAACTAGAAGATCGTAAGGGCAAGTTATTCAAAATGGAAGCTGATCACATTATGGAAATGCTTGATCTAGAAGAGCAAAGAAATTTTGACGAAGGTGCGGCTTTAGGTAAGCGTTTGCAGGCTGGAGCTGATTTGATTGAACAGGCAGACAGACGGGCTGAGTTAATTAAAGCTAGAATAGATGGGACGCAGAGTGAAGTTAGACTAAAACACAAAATAGCTGACATAAACAAGATGGATCTTGAGCCAGCAGATAAAGCGGCTCTTATCGCTAAAGAACAATCATTGCACCTTTTGAAAGAACAAATAAAAGCTGGTGCAGCGTTAGGTCAAGTTTACGAATCAATCGGACAGTCTATTTCAACAGGCATTGTTGATGCGCTGTCTGCTGCTGTTGAAGGCACTAAATCACTCGCTGATGTAGCGTCACAAACATTGAGGCAAGTTGCCAACATCCTGCTGCAGTTTGGCGTCAACACTGCATTGGGCGGCATTCCTGGACTTAGTAGTTTCTTTGGTGGTGCTAGAGCATCTGGCGGCACCGTGACTGGTGGTCGCTCATACATGGTTGGTGAAAAAGGCCCTGAGCTATTCACGCCTGGTCGTACCGGCAGCATTGCTCCGTCAGGTAGCTTCGGCGATACTAATGTCGTTGTGAACGTCGATGCATCTGGATCACAAGCACAAGGCAGTCAACCGAACGCGAAAGCACTCGGCGCTGCTATCGGAGCGGCAGTGCAGGCTGAGCTAGTGAAACAAAAACGTCCTGGAGGTCTCTTGAGCTAATGGCTACGTTCCCTTCTATTGCCCCAACTTACGGCGTACAAAAACGCAGCGCACCAAACGTTAGAGGTATTCAGTTTGGTTCTGGCTACCAGCAACGCGCACAGTTTGGTATCAATCAAAATCCAAAGGTCTACAATTTGACGTTTGAGGTTTCAGAGGCGGAGGCCGACACGATTGAGACGTTTCTTGATGCGCGTGGTGCGGTAGAAAGTTTTACGTTTACGCCACCAGCCGAATCCAGTAGTGCAAAATTTATCTGTCGCCAGTGGTCTAAGTCTATTCCTTACCTGAACCGTGCGACTATTACGGCTACGTTTGAACAGGTGTTTGAAACCTAATGGCTTTTCCTTACGCAAATCACCCTTGGTTGGCGGCTAAATATTTTAAGGTCGGTGATGTTGTTAGGGCATCACGCGAGGAACGCCACACGCTTGCGTTTAAGTGTGTTGTTGCGGGCATCTCTGGATTAACTGAGCCAGTATTTCCGCGTCAAATCACGTCTACTGTTGTTGACAACGAAGTAACATGGGAAGCGTTTGAGCCATTAGCAGAACAACTGCAGGCGTTAGCGCCAACTGCGATTATTGATTTGTTTGAAATTAAACTAACGTTAGACACAAATGGTGTTAATGACACGTTGCGTTATCACGCAGGGAAGAATGGTTTAATTTCTGACATTATATTTGATGGCAAGACATACCCTGCAGCGCCTGTAGAAGTTGATGGCTTTGAATTTACTAGCAAGGGTACGTTGCCGCGTCCGACGTTAAGGGTTGCGAATGTAAACGGTGCGATCAGTTCATTGCTTGCACTTTACAACCCGCTAGGGGCAAGAGTCAGGCGTATTCGCACTTTTGCCAAGTTCCTAGACGTTGAAAACTTTAATCAGGTACAGTCGTCACAAACAGAAGATGACAACGCTGTAACAACAGAAGGCGGTGATAATTTAATTTATCAGACCTTTAATGACACTGCCGACCCTGACGCAAAGATGGTTGAGACGTGGAAAATTGACCGCATCTCTAGCGAAAATTTACAGTTTGTTGAGTTTGAACTTACAGCAAAGCTAGACCTTACAAACTTGCAGTTGCCACGTCGGACTGTAACTGAATTTTGCCAGTGGGAATACAGAAAACGCGATTGTCCCTACAAAGGGGATCAATACTTCGACATTGACGATCAGCCAGTTGCTTCTGAATCGCAAGATATTTGCGGTAAAAAATTGTCAAGCTGCAAGCTACGATTCCCCAACGGCACATCAGATAAATGCAATGCTCTTCCGTTTGGAGGTTTTCCAGGTGCCAGACTTCAAGCTTGAAGCAGTTCGCCACGCACAACAGCAGTATCCAAAAGAGGCAGCAGGGTTAGTTGTCAACGACAGCTATTTTCCATGCCGCAACATTGCTGATGATCCAGAGCACACGTTTGTCATTAGCCCAGTTGATTACGGCAGAGCGATGATGGCAGGCACAATTAAGGCTGTTGTGCATTCACACCCAAAAGGCACTCCAGTAAGTGACTATGACCGCAAAGCTTGCAGTCAAAGTAAAATGCCGTGGTACGTCTACTCTGTACCAGATGAGCAATGGTTGACTGTCGAGCCTTAGTCGGTCAGGAATGGGACTATGGCAAGCAAGATTGCTACACACTGGTTCGACAGTACTACGAGCAGCTCGGTGTGCAGTTGCGAGATTTTGAGCGACCGGAAGATCTAGGCACGACAGACAGCATTTTTCTGAAACATGCAGAACGACTCGGGTTTCAGCAGGTCGAGTTTGAGCAACGGCAAAAAAACGATGTGTTGATTATGCGTCTAGGCACGAGAACGCCTATGCACGCTGCGATTTATGTGGGTGGTGACAGAATTTTGCACCAGCGAATGAACAGCATCAGTGCAGTGGAACCGTTGCGGCAGTACTATTGGAAAAGGACTGTGGCAGTGTTTCGTCATGCAACTTGTCTTGCTGGCAGGTGAGCTGGGCGAAAAGTATGGTCAGCAGCATGAGTACTACAATCTGCGGACACCAGCAGACGCCATAAAACTGCTGTGCGTTAACTACCCGTCGTTGCAAAAGGATTTAACAGAAGCGCACCAAAACGGCATTAGTTACAAGGTAATTCAGGGTGGCGCAGCCATGGGCTACGACGAGCTGCACCTACCGTTTGGCAGTAGACCGCTGATGGTTGTGCCTGTTATTAGTGGTAGTGGCGGCAGTACAGGTCAGATCTTGGCTGGTGTCGGTCTTGTAGCTGCTTCGTTCTTGTTTCCTGGTGCTGGGTTGTTTGGGGCTTCTGCGTTTGGTGCGTTTGGTGGTCCTATTGCAGCAGCCGGAACACTAACAACTGTTGGCACTGCAGTTAGCGCAGTCGGCGCAAGCTTAATTCTTGGCGGTACTGCAAACCTCATATCACCACAGCCGGAAGTGCCAAGGCTTGGCAGAAACCGATTAGATGGCGGCACAAATGTGCGCGGTACTGGCCCAGAAGGTATTACACGCGGCGCGTCAGGTCAGCAATCGTATGCTTTTGGCGGACCTGTTAATACTGTTGGGACAGGCGCAACGATACCTGTAATTTATGGACGTGTTGTCACTGGCGGCCATTTGCTTTCGTTGAACATTGACATCAGCGACGAGTCTGATCCATTGCGTAAAAGGCTTGGCAAATTCGACCGAAAAGAAGTTACTATTAACAATGAAGAAATTAGCAACACTATTAACTCTGCAGGCGGCCTTGACACTAGAAGGATTCCTATTTCATTCCCTACCAATTTTGGTACTGACAGAGATAAGCGAGTCAATATTGGCAATCTATTTGGGCCAAGCCTAAACGGCCTTGTCCAAAGCAACAGTCCGCTTTTGACCTTTAATACAGATCGTTTGAAATACAAAAAAGACAAGCGCAAAAAGGTTGACGTAGTGTTTGAACTTGCAAAAAACTTCTATGATTATGTCGGAGACGAGACGACAACAATTATTGATGCGTTTATTTCTTATGTAATTACATTGAAATTAGGAGGCATTGGAAATCCAGTCGTCGCAAGCGCAAGTGCCACGCTGCAAGGCAAGTTTAAGTCAAGTGCAAGAAATCCTTTTATTTACGGCCATCGCCTCGAAGTGCCGGAATCCAATGACGCAAGTGACATTAAGCTAGAATTTGAAATAACAGACGCAAGCGTAAACGATGCTGTAACCTTTAAGCTAATTGGCTACGGCTACGGGTTGTTCTAAGCATTATGTCATTAAATTCCAAGACGACAATCAAAGTTATCGACCTGATTTGTGAAGGTCCAATTGAAGGCATACAGGGACGCAAAGGTGTATTCCTAAACGAAACACCTGCTGGTGATAAGAAAGTCCAAAAAGAAGACTTTGAACGAAGAGACGGTTTTAGAAATCAAAAAAGATTTGAAGGCGAAACAAGCATTGTCACTCCCCAAGTCGTAGGATTGCAGGTTGGCAATAATTACTCTGAAACCCTTAACGCAAGCAACGAAGTTACTGACAGAGATTATGGACCTGGCAGTGTTATACAAACAGTTACTGATTTAGAGGCCGATTCTGTTGAGCTAATTTTTACTGTACCAAGACTTTATTCAACTGCTGTTGAAGGCTTGGCCCGCGGGCAGTTATTTCCTGCGCGAATAAGAATGGAAGTTGAAATACAAAACTCTGGAGGTGGTTATGTTACGCGTTTTACGAAAGAAATTGAAGGCATATCAACTTCAGGATACCAGTTTAAAACGCCGAAGATTGATCTTCTTAAAAACTTTCTGCCTGGCGTTACTGGGCCTTGGAACATTAAAGTAAGGAAGCGCAAATTCGAGAATGCCGAAGATGCTTTTGAAATAAAAAAAACCGACTTAGTTGATTTACCTCAAGAGAAAACATCTTTGCAACAAGGTCGTGGTGACGTATTGGAATGGAGCCAGATTCTTGTCCACAAAGATGTCAAGGTTAACTATAGGGGCACTGCTTGCGCTGCTTTATCTCTTGACGCTGAGCAGTTTCAGTCGTTGCCTTCGCGTGCATACGACGTCAAAGGTCGGAGAGTAGCAATTCCATCTAATGCCACTCCACACAAAGATGGATATTTACAATTTTCAAGCCTTCCGTTCGACGGAAGATTAAAAAGTAAAGCAGCGTGGACAACGTGTCCAGTCTGTTGTTTTTACGATATGTTGATCAACAAGCGTTATGGTGCTGGCGACTTTATCAATGTTGACAACATAAGTTGGATTGATTTGATTCCAATAGCCAAGTATTGCAATGAGTTGATTGATGTACCTGGAGGTACAGAGGTGCCGCTCGGACCATATCCGCCTGGTGTCGAACCACCTGAACCCAAACTTCAAGAACCAAGGTTTGCAATTAATACTGTTATTGGCAACCAAGCTGACGCATACAGCGTTATTCAAGATCTTGCCAGCGTGTTTCGTGGCATGGTTTTTTGGAAGGCTGATACGGTACAGCTTGCGGCAGATCATGGCAACTTAGATGGTAGCAACCTCGATCCTATTCATGTTTTTACCAACTCAAATGTAGTTGAAGGAAGCTTTGTCTATAGCGGTTCATCATTAAAAACACGGAGCACAAGAGTTGTCGCGAGATACAATGATCCAGGTAACTTCTACAAACCAAATTATATTATTGTCGAAGACAAAAACGCAATCAGCAAGTATGGATTGCAGACACGCGAAATTGTAGCGTTTGGTTGTACGTCTAAAACGCAAGCGCAACGCATGGCAAAATGGGTCATGACGTCAGAAGAGTTAGAAGGTGAAACAATTACATTTTCTGTTGGCTTAGAGGGTTTAAATGTTTTGCCTGGTCAAATATTTGCGGTGTCTGATGCGATGCGTCAAGGTGCAAGGTTGTCTGGACGAATAGTCGGAGCAAACCTAACGAAAATTATTGCAGATCAAAATGTTTCATCTTTGCCTGGCAGCAACGATCAACTGACTGTTGTCTTGCCTGATGGACGCGTGCAAGTGCGTGCGGCAACTCTTAACGGCACATCGACGATAACTGTCAGCCCAAATTTTGACGAGCCGCCAGCTGATAATGCAGTTTGGACTATTACCGACACAAGCGTTGCAAACCAAAAGTTTAGGTGTTTGTCTGTAGCCGAAGGAGAGGACGGTGTCTATTCTATCGTCGGCGTTCAACATGTTGATAATATTTATGATGTTGTTGAAGGTAAAAATTCAGCCCTAGATTTTGTTGACACGACGTTATTTGACGATGCGCCCAACAAGCCGACAAATTTACAAATTCGTTTCTTTGACATTACACAAGATCGCAATAGATTTAAACAGATTAATATTTCTTGGTCGCGTGGTACAGATTCGCGAGCAGTTAAATTTCTTGTTAAATACAAGATTACAGACTCTGGCAATGTGCGACAAATCTCAACAACAAACACGAATATAGATGTTAGTGACAGTGTATTGGCGAACCAAAAAGTTTCTGTTGAAATCATCGCAATAGGTCCTGAACCCGACAATAAACGTTCGGAACCTGCTGAGGCTAGTGCTTTTGCGGTGCCAGCCAATGTTTCGGATGTGATTGATGGTGGCACAGTGCAAAATCGCCCGCCTGATCCAGAAGAGGTAACGCTAGAGCCAATAGGAAAAGATCAAGTCATTGTGCGTTGGTCGCCTACTGCAAATGGTCAAAACCTTGATGAGTTTGTTGCAGTGATACGTCATTCTGGCAAGACAGATGGTTCAGGTATTTGGTATAAATCAAACTTGCTAAGAAAGGTAGAGGCAAGAACTACATACGCCTCATTGCCAATGCTAGAAGGAGAGTATTTAGTAAAATTTGAAAATGATCAAGGCGTAAGAAGTTTGAATGCCGCGAGCGCCGTAATCAACTTGCCGGATCAATTGCCGCTGTTCAACTATGAATCAATTCAAGCAGCAATTAGCGGCTTCCCTGGCTTAAAAGACGGTGTTTATTTTGATGATGGGTTTGATGGTTTGGTGCTTGACGGTGATGCGTCGTTTGATGATGAGGTTTCTAACCTTGACGCTTTAACTGCCAACATTGATTCTATTTTTGGGACGCAACGTACTAGCGGTACATATTATTTTGCAATGGGCTTTGACTTTGGCGCAAAATACAGCCCTTTATTTAAGCGGACGCTAGATAGCGTAGGCATATACAGGACAAACACCTTCGATGATCGGCTTGATTTAATTGATACTTGGTCTGACTTTGATGGTGAGATTGCTGACGATACCAATGTTGAGATCTACTTACGCACTGCGACAACTGCATTGGACAGAACAGATGACTTTGTTGATACGGAAGACGGTAGCTCTTTGCAGCTTGAAACAGCAGATAATTTTTTGAACGATTCAAACTTAAACTTTGGTCCCTGGGTGCCACTAGAAAACACTAGCTTTGCCGGACGCTACTTTCAATTCAAGGCAGTGCTAACAACTGACAATGTTGACCAGTCGCCGTCTGTCGAAGGATTGGCAATTGATGTCAAATTTGAGCGACGGACAGAACACAGTGAAAACGTTATTGAGTCAGGTTACGGAGCAAAAACTGTAAATTTTGAATACCCGTTTTACACAGACGCCAATACAGATGCGTCCGTAGGCATCATTGCTTACGACATGCAGCCAGGAGATTACTTTACGCTTGGCGAGCCAACGTCAACAGGGTTTACTGTAACCTTCAAGGGTGGCGCGAGCGGCACTACATTGATCAATAGGCGATTTAGATATACTGCAGTAGGATACGGTACAAAGCAACCTTAGAAATGGCTCAGGCGTCTGATCGGACCGTTGATAATGGCACGGGCGCAGCAGTACGCTCAGACATCAATGCAAGGTTGTCCGCATTGTTTACAAACCATAGCGGTACTACTGATACTGCCATGGTTGAAAAATATGCGTATCAGTTTTGGGCTGACACTACGGCAAACCAGCTCAAAATACGCAATTCTGGAAACAATGCGTGGATACCGCTGCGAGGTTTGACCGATGGTGCTGTAGAAGCAAGCACTACGTTGCCATTTAAGATTGGCGGCACCACTCGCATGAGCATTGGCGGCACCCTTTCGGATTCTGATGGCGGACCTTCTGTATTTATTAAGACTTCCGTCAATCCACTTCAGACGAACAACGCTAACAATGAAGGCGCTCAATTCACACAACGTGGACGATTAAACATTGGTTTAAACCAGGCGTTTGCTCTTGGCATAAACAGAATAGGCAATGACGGCAACTTAATTAGATTTTTTAGAGACGGCGGCACTACAGAGGTAGGAAACATAAGCGTAAGTAGCGGCACTGTCAGCTTGGTAGGTGCTCACTTGTCGCGTTGGTCTCAACTTTCAGGCAATGCAGACCGAATTGAGATACAGCGCGGCACCGTGCTTAGCAACCTTGATGAGATGTGCGAATGGGGAAATGAATTCAACGATGTACTAAACCGCATGAAAGTATCAAGCGTTGAAGGCGACGTCAATGTGGCAGGTGTTTTTCAATGCTGGGACGACGATGATGATGTCTACACAAAAGATTTTTATTGTGCAATGACGGGTGATTTTGTCATTCGTGTTTCACAAGGCGTAACGGTTGCAAGAGGCGACCTGCTTATGTCTGCTGGAGATGGAACGGCTAAGCCACAAGGCGATGACATTGTGCGGAGTAAGACTATCGCCAAAGTTACTAGCGCAGAAGTCCAAACAACTTACGCTGATGGCAGCTATTGTGTACCTTGTGTTCTAATGGCTTGCTAAAATGTCAAATCGCAAAATAAGCGACCTTAGTGAAATCGTCACACCTGCTAGTGGCGACCTGATTCCGATTGTTGATGTCAGTGAAGCGGTTGATGCGGCCAAAAATAAAAATGTCACTTACGGTAATTTATTTAAAAAAGTACTAGACGGCACGGCGGCTGCACCAAGCATTGCTTTTGATTCAGACGCTGGGCAGACAGGCTTTTACCGCCCAGCTGCAGATCAAATTGGTCTAAGCATCAATGGATCTAATGTTGGCACCGTAACAAGTGCAGGGTTGCAACTTGGTACTGGCACAGCAGCAGCACAGTTTCATCTGTTCAGCACTGATACAACAGATCAGGTCATTATTGAAAATACTGATGCTGGCTTAGATACTGCGCCTGATGTCGTGTTGTATCGCAACTCAGCATCACCGGCAGACAACGACAACTTGGGTAATATCGAGTTTCGTGGTCGCAATGACAATAGTCAGGATCATACATATGCACAAATCTTGGCAAAAATTGAAGATGCTAGCGATGCAACGGAAGATGGAATTATTGAGATAATTACAAGCAGTGCAGGTACGCAGTCGGCAAGAATCAAAGCAGTTGGTCAATTTGTCGGCATCAACGAAGCAAATCCTTTGCACTCTTTGCACGTTAGTGAGTCAACAGTAGCTACTGCACTTTTTGTTGAGTCAACAGAAAACGCAGCATCATCGGCTGCTGATATTGTTCTTTATCACCACAGGGGCGGCGCTGCTGGCGTAGATAATGACGTTATTAGCTCGATCATATTTCAGTCAAACAATGACGCGAGCACGCCTCTTGCTCACACTTACGCTTCTATGGTTGCGTCGATATTAGACGCTAGCGATACAACAGAAGATGGCAAGCTGGATTTGCAAGTTCAGTCTGCAGGCACACTGACAAGCATGGTCGCGATTGCTGCTGCCAACATTACGCTTGGCGCACGTCCGATCATTCCGACCCTGACTCCTGCCTCAGCAACAGCTGCTGGCACTGCTGGCGAGGTCGCATGGGACGCAAACTATATCTACGTTTGTACTGCCACGAATACCTGGAAGCGAGTGGCAATTAGCACTTGGTCTTAAACTGTCGTCAAAGCCGTCTGAGCCATGTCAAACGTCAAAATTTCACAGCTCACGGCTTACGTCAGCCCAGCTAGCACTGATGTCTTGCCGATCGTTGACTTGGTCAACGATCAGACTAAGAAAGTTACAGTTGCGTCTTTAGTCCAAGCGTCAGGCACTGTCGCTGCAGGCGGGACGACGGGTCAAGCATTGATAAAAGCGTCAAATACTGATTTCGATACAACGTGGACGACGCTGTCAAATGGCACTGTTACTTCTGTAACTGTGTCTGGTGGCACAGGGATTGGTTCAACTGGTGGCGCGATTACGTCTAGCGGCACAATCACGATTAACTTGCTCGACACAAGTGTCTCTGCAGGCAGCTACACCAACGCCTCTATAACAGTTGACGCGCAAGGCCGTATTACTGCGGCTAGTTCTGGCACGGCGCTAACAGCAGACGGAGGCAGTTTTGCAAGTGGGACGCCATCGCCCCGTACTGCTATACGACTTGCACGCGGCACATACGCAAACTTGAACGCATCTCTTGCTGACCTGCAGGAAGGCGAGATCTGTTATGCCACCGATCAGGACAAGCTCTATGTCAAGAAGGGTAGTGCGCTTGTATCAACGCAAGCCGTTATACCTGCTGATAATGCGGTTACTGGAGCAGCGCAAACCTTTACGGCTGCACAGCGTGGAGCGATTACAACGCTGACACCTGGAGCTACGGTCACGCCTAACTTTGCTGCGTCAAACAACTTTTCGCTAACCCTGGGTCAAACGACAACGATCGCCAACCCTACAAATCTAGTGGCCGGCCAGTCTGGCTCTATCTTCTTGGTCCAAGGCGGTAGTGCCTATACCGCAAGCTGGGGCAGCTACTGGGATTTTGCGTCTGGCACCGCACCAGTGCTTAGTGGAGCGTCCAAGGTTGACCGGCTTGACTACATCGTGCGGTCTACAACCTCAATCCATGCTGTATTTACTGCGGATTATTCTTGAACGCTAAGCTGAGGCTGCACTAGGCGCTAGGTATGTCAATACAACAGCTCCGCAGCAGTGCTGCTCATAAGCGACCGATCGCAACGACGTTGTCGGTTGGTCAGCTTGCTGTCAACACTAATCTTGCCTCTCCTGGCCTGTTTTTTAAAGACAGCAACGGTGATCTAGTCAAGGCTGGTCCTGTTCACATTGGTGCTAACGCCCCAAACAGCTCACCAGCTACGACATCAGCAGCTGCTCTTGTTTCAGGCACCGTTTATCAGATCCTGACGGTTGGAACGACTGACTTCACTGCTGTCGGCGCAAGTGGCAATACGGTTGGCGTCATTTTTACGGCTACTGGTGCGGCAAGCGGTACAGGCACTGTTTCGGGGCAACAAGGCAACGAGAAGGGAGAGCTTTGGCTTGATACGACTAGCACGGCTCAATTAAAGGTCTATGACGGTAGTGCATGGCAAGCTTCTTCTCCGTCTGCTTCTTCTGGAACAGGGGTTGTTTTGCAGAATGCACAGGCTATTGCTGCGGACTTAACTTTGACGACCAGCTACAATGGCCTTAGTGTTGGTCCGGTCACTGTGAACGCAGGCACCACAGTTACAGTTCCAGCGAACGCTACCTGGCTAGTTCTTTAATTATGGCTTTCGGGACTGTCAAGGTTGATTCCATTACCAGCAGCACGCAGACGCTGACGGTTGATAGTTTATTGGAATCGGGTGATATTGGTACGACTGTTCAGGGTTATGACGCTGACACAGCCAAGACCGATACGGCTCAGACTTATACAGCAGCACAACGTGGAACGATTACGACGTTGACGTCTGGGGCAACGGTAACACCTGATTTTGCAGCATCTAACAACTATTCTTTAACGCTTGATCAGAGCCTGACAATTGCTAACCCTACTAACTTGACCGCTGGTCAATCTGGTTCTATCTTCCTTGTCCAAGATGGTACTGGATCCCGTTTAGCAAGCTGGGGTTCTTACTGGGACTTTGCAGGTGGAGTAGCGCCTGTCCTAACGACCGATGCCAACGCTGTTGATCGTGTGGACTACATTGTCCGGTCAACAACTTCTATCCACGCTGTTTTCACTGCTGCATACTCATGAGCATCATTGGATCTAATGTTCTTGCTGGTGCGTCTGGCGGTGCCGCTGATACTGGCTATCAGATTCAGCGTTCGCTCAGGTTTAATAGTGCTGACAGTGCGTACTTGAATAGAACTCCTTCGTCTGCAGGCAATCGCAAGACGTGGACTTGGAGCGGCTGGGTGAAGCGATCTGAACTGACAACTGATGATGCTCGTAACTATTTATTTTCCGCGCCAGACAGTGGCGGGCATTGTTCATTTTATTTTAGTGCTGACAAATTAAGGCAAAATCCTTATACGGCTGCAAATGGAAGTTTTACTACAGATGCTGTTTTTCGTGACCCGTCCGCTTGGTATCACATTGTTTACGCTTATGACTCAACACAGTCAACTGCAACTGACAGAATCAAGCTATACGTTAATGGAGTATTGCAAACATTTTCTGCTTACAGTGCCCCAACTGAAAACCAAGATTCTCCTTTTAGTGCTGCAGCAGCGCATTACATAGGTAAGCACGCAACTGCTTCAACGTACAGTAACTTTTACTTAGCCGACGTACATTTTGTTGACGGTCAAACACTTGCACCGACTGACTTCGGTGAGTTTGACGACAACAATGTTTGGCAACCGAAGGAGTTTTCTGGGACGTATGGCACGAATGGTTTCCACCTAGATTTCAGCGACAACAGCAGCAACGCCGCATTGGGATACGATGCAGCGGGCAGTAACGACTGGACTGTTAATAACATTGTCGCTGCATCTAAGAACTATGCAAATTATGTTTATGCCGGTGGTGCAACTTATAGTGCGACGGAAACTGGCAAGGCTTTTTACACAGGAGATGGAGATGATCTTTTTGACGGCACAACAAACAATTATGTAGGTGGTGAAAATGTTTCAGGAGGGACTCTTTATTTTAGGCCAGCGACTGCAATAACAGGCGTAACTTCGATTGAGCTTTACGGCGCATATGGCGGTGAAACTCGTGTTAATGGAAGTGTTGTAACTGTTTCGCCGTCTTGGAGTACTTCCGATCAGTATGTTTCCGTTCAAAATCCTCCTTCAACGATAACTGAAATAAGCGTTAAAGGTGATACAGGTGTTGCAGCACGTTTAAAGGCTATTAAAGTCAATGGGGCAATGTTGGTTGATTCTCCAGCTAAAGATGTTGACAGCCTTGTAGACACGCCGACGAATTACGGCGATGACACTGGCGCGGGTGGTGAAGTCCGTGGCAACTATGCGACGTTCAATCCGTTGCTAAATCTTATTTCTACATCAGGAGCTTTGACAAATGGAAATCTTAGATTAGAAGCAAACTCAACTGGTTTTATAAATTCAAAATCATCAATACCGGCGTCAGTTTACAATTGCTATTGCGAAGTAAATGTAACCAACGGTGGTGGGCTTAGAGGTATTGGCGTAGGGGATGTGGAGGCGCAAATTTCTAGTGGATTTGGCTCTTATGTTACTTACAGACAAAACGGTGACGTTATTGAATATCCTGGAAACATCACATTAGGCACAGTAGCTTCTTACACTACAGGCGATCTGCTTGGAATGGCAATAAATTCAACGCAAATTCTTTTTTATAAAAATGGAACTCTTGTAGGTACATATAGCCATGGTCTAACCGGCACCTATTTTGTCATTGGCATGACGTATTATTATGGAAGTGCGGCTGTCCTTGATTACAATTTTGGCCAACGTCCCTTCGCCTATCCCGCACCAAGTGGTTACAAGGCGTTATGCACGCAGAACCTGCCGGAGCCAACGATTGCTGATGGTTCGGATTACTTTGACACCAAGCTGTGGACCGGAGATGGCACGACCAGCAGAGCAATTACTGGTTTAAGTTTTAGCCCAGACCTGTTATGGATTAAAAGCCGGAGTTCGGCAGGTTGGCACGCATTAGCCGACAGCGTAAGAGGTGATGGCAAAATTTTGGCTTCAAATGCAACTAACAGCGAATACAATAATTCTGATTCACAGACCGCCATTGAGTCTTTTGACTCAAATGGTTTTACCATTGGACATCAGAGCGGATGGGTTGTTAATAGCAGCAGCACTACGATTGTTGGCTGGGCATGGGACGCAGGTGCAAACAGCAGCAAGACTTATGCCGTTACCGTCGTTTCAGATGGCGGCAACAAGTATCGCCTTGATGGTTTTGGAACGAGTGCTGTAACGCTTGATCTTGAAGAAGGCAGCACATATACATTTGACCAATCAGATAGCAGCAATGCAGGGCACCCACTGCGGTTCTCTACAACATCTGATGGTACGCATGGCGCAGGTAGTGAATACACAACTGGTGTAACGGCTACTGGAACGCCTGGTAGTGCAGGTGCTAGCACAACGATTGTTGTAGCTTCTGGTGCACCAACGCTGTATTACTACTGCTCAGTGCATAGCGGGATGGGTGGTCAGCTTAATACGAACAGCACTGCTGGTGCAACAGTGTTGTCGGGTAGTTTGAATGATGACGTGTATGATCAAAGTCAGACTTGGAGTGGATTATGGACCGGTACAACTGGGTATGGCTCATTCACAAATCTGCACGATGCTGATGATGATGATTTCGCACAAAGTCTAAGTGCGACTTTAACTTTTCCTTCTGCTATTTCACTTACGTCACTGCGGATCCAACATAGCTCAACCTTTGGTACTGCCACCCTTAGTGTTAATGGCACAGATGTAACTAGCCAGCTCGCAACAAGTGGCACAAAACCATATAGCACAATCACTGGTTTTAGCTCTCTAACTTCTATTGCAGTTACCGGGTCTGATTATCAGAGTAATGTGCATACTTTGTATAACATTGAGGTAAACGGCAGGAAACTTATTGACTCCGGCGTAAGTGTTACTGCCGTCCCATCAATCAATTCTGTAGTCCGCGCCAATCCGGCTGCTGGGTTCTCGATTGTTTCTGTAACTGAAGCGGCAGCGTCAGGCGGAAGCACCGTGGGCCACGGCCTGAACACGAAACCTCAAATGATCATAGAGAAAAGTAGAACTGGTTCTACGCCTTGGTACATACATCACTCTGGACTGGGTGATATGTCTGGATCATTCCTCCGTTTTGACACTTCCGCCAAAGGAGTTGATAACGCTTGGAATTTAGTTGAGCCCACCTCTACAACTTTCGGAATTGATCCTACTTATGTGCTTGGTGACGCAAATGCTGACGTAATTTATTACCTGTTTGCCCCAGTGGAAGGCTACTCATCCATGGGCAGTTACACCGGCAACGGTTCTGCTAACGGTCCGTTTGTTTATACCGGGTTTAGGCCCGCTTTTCTTCTACGAAAAAGAACTGACTCAGCTGGGGTAGGCTGGTATTTGATAGACACAGCGCGTGATACTTACAATGAATCTGACGCTTTTTTGGACGCGAGCGATGCTGATGCAGAAATTGCAGGTACAGATGTAGATATTCTTTCTAACGGATTCAAATTAAGAAATCCCGATGCTGGTACAAACGCATCTAACGGCACCTACATCTACGCCTGTTTCGCCGAAAATCCCTTAAAAACCGCCCGTGCGCGGTAACATTTCATTATCACCACCACGGTCATGTTCACTGTCAGCGGCAAAACGATCCAATACGATCGCGCTTGGACCCATCCAGACACTGGCGTTCACTACCCAGCTAACTGGTTGCGCCTGACGACACTGGCCGAAAAGCAAGCTGTTGGCTTAGTCGAAGTCACAAATACAACGGCTTCGTATGACCAGCGGTTCTATTGGGGCGTTGACAACCCTAAGCAGCTAAACGATGAAGCTGTTCTCGACGAAAGCGGCAACGACACTGGTGAGGTGCAGACTGGTCTTAAGACCTTATGGAAGAACACGCAAAACGAGATTGCTGCCACCTTGCTTGCACCATCTGACTGGCGCGTGGTCAAGGTCATGGAAGTCAACAGCAGTTTTGCTAACGCCAAGTCAGCTTTGCCGTCTACTTGGCAGACCTATCGTGCTGCTGTGCGTACAGCGTGTAACACGCGCCAAACTGAAATCGACGCTTGCACAACGGTTGATGCGTTGAAGGAACTGCTGTTTGGATCGGAACAGATCGTCAAGACCAAACAGCAGCAGCAGACTGATGAGGAAGGCAATGGCGTGGTTGACGACGATGGCAACCCTGTCATGGAAACAGTCAACGACCTTGATGACGACGGCAACATCGTGATGATCGCCAACCCAAATCTTGCTACTGCATGGCCTGACGTGCCGTCCTGACGAGTTAAGATGGGCCAAGGAGGTGTCTTATGGCTGTCAGTCCTGGAACCTATAACTTCACAGTTCAGCGCAGGGCTGACCATAGTGTGACACTGCAGTTCAAGGACTCTAATAACGCTGCAATCAATTTGACTGGTTGGACTGTGGCGGCTCAGGCATGGAATAAAGCACGCACGACAAAGCACGCAGATTTCTCTGTAACCTACACAAACAGATCGACAGGCACAATTGCATTGAGTCTGACTGACACGCAGACTGCAGACTTCCCCGATCAAGCGTATTACGACGTCCTTCTTACTGATCCAAACGAAATCAAAGAATACTATCTAGAAGGCGTAATCGTTACTGCTCAGGGTTATACAACATGACAAGCGTAAACGTTACAACAACCAAGAATACAGTCACCGTCACTGGTGGTGACAGCAAGGTCGTTACAGTCACAACTGCTGGACCACAAGGTCCTCCTGGCGATTTTGGCCTCGACCAAACAGCTAAAGTAGACGGAAGCCTTATTTACTACGATGCTACGGCAGCTAGTTTTAAGGCTGATGCCGTCAACACGACATCGACTCTGACTGACGGTGGTAATTTTTGACCACCACTAACTACCACCCCGCTTTTTGAGCCATGACCATCCGCATCAAACGCCGCGTATCCGGTTCAGCCGGGGCTCCATCTTCGCTCGCCAACGCTGAAATAGCAGCAAACGAGGTAGGTGATCTCGTTGTTTATTACGGCAAAGGCACTGGTGGTGCTGGTGGTTCTGCAAGCACGATTGAGGCTTTTGGTGGTAAGGGAGCTTTCGTCTCGCTCAGCGACACACAGACTATTACAGGCGCAAAAACCTTCAGTTCAACGGTAGCTCTTGGCGGTTCTGCTACTGCAACGACCCCTAGCAGCGGTGATGACAGCACCAGTGTTGCAACTACGGCTTATGTCCAAGCAGAAGGATTTTTAACTGCCAACCAGACCATCACGGTTTCTGGCGACATTAGTGGCTCTGGAACGACTTCGATCACTGGCACGCTTGCCACTGTCAACAGTTCTCCTGGTACGACCTCTGGTGTAACGGTCAACGGCAAAGGTCTTGTTACTGCTATTGCAGCACTACAGGCATCTGACATTCCGTCTATTGCCCACACCAAGATCAGTGACTTTGATGCAGGCGTACAAGCAAATACTCTTGATTCGCTAGCCAATCCTACGGGCGCTGTTAGCCTTAACAGCCAAAAGATTACGAGTCTTGCAACACCCACAGCAGACTCTGATGGTGCGACTAAAGGATATGTTGACTCTGTTGCACAAGGTCTTGACGTAAAAGACTCGGTCAAAGTTGCAACTACGGCTAACATTACGCTTTCAGGCACTCAAACAATAGATGGAGTTGCTGTTAGCGCCGACGAAAGGGTTTTAGTCAAAAACCAGAGTACAGCATCTGAAAACGGATTATATTTGTGTAAGGCAGGTTCTTGGGCACGAACAGCTGATTTAGCTACTGGCGTTAATGCCGCAGGTGTGTTCGTATTTGTAGAGTCAGGCTCTACCCAAAGCGATCAAGGCTTTGTATGTACTAGCGACACCGGATCTGCCGTTGTTGGTACAAACAGCCTCGCATTTACGCAGTTCAGCGGTTCTGGCAGTTTTACTGCTGGCGACGGTTTAGACCTTAGCGGCACAACTTTCTCTGCTGACCTCAAGGCTAATTCGGGTGTCGTTATCAGCAGCGGCGAGATTGCTCTTGATCTCTCTGCTTCTAGTATTGCCGGCACTTTGGCTATCAGCGATGGTGGTACTGGTGCTACTTCCGCTAGTGCAGCTCGCAGTGCATTAGGACTCGCAATCGGTTCTGACGTTCAAGCGCACAATGCGATCTTGGACGATCTGGCTGGTCTGACTCAAGCAGCGAACAAGCTTCCGTTCTTTGATTCTGGCTCTACTGCTGCAACCACTAATCTGACAGCTTTTGCTCGCACGCTGTTGGATGACGGCAGCGCGTCTGCTGTGCAAACGACACTTTCGTTGGTGCCGGGCACAAATATCCAGAGCTTTGACGCCGGGCTTGCCAGTATTGCCGGGCTGACGACTTCAGCTAACAAAGGTATCTATGCAACTGCATCAGACACCTATGCGACTTTCGACCTAACTGCCTTCGGAAGAAGCATTCTTGATGATGCTGATGCTGCAGCAGTTCGTACCACGCTTGGCCTGGTCATCAACACTGATGTTCAGGGCTTCAGTTCTGTCACGAGCACCTTGGCTGGATTGTCTAGTGCCGATGGTAATTTTATCGTCGGTAATGGCAGTGCATTTACGGTTGAGTCTGGTGCAACTGCTCGTACCACTCTTGGACTTGGCTCAATTGCTACTCAAGCAGCAAACAGTGTGGCCTTAACTGGTGGCACCATTTCTTCTGGTGTCACTATCGATGGCGGAACTTTCTAGTCAACCCGCTACTGTGCTCAATGAAAACGCTTCTAACTCTTCCAATGATCAAGCGTCTAGTTGTGAGTGGTGCCGTCATTTCGGCAGCTGCATTGGCATCGCCTGTACTCGCAGGTCCTTACGTCAACGTTGAGAACAACGCCGGTTTTACTGGCGCTGACTTCAACGGTTCAGTAACTGATGCTCATGTTGGTTACGAAGGTGGCGACGGCGTTTATGGCTTCTACGTGCAGGGTGGTCCTGCTTTTGTCCAGCCTGATGGTGATGACGGCGAATTTGAGCTGTCTGGCAAGATCGGCGGAAGCGTCCAAGCTACTGAGCAGTTTGGTGCTTACGGCGAAATCAGTTTCATGACTGGCGATGACGACGCTTCTTATGGCACCAAAGTTGGCGTCAAGTACAACTTTTGAGCTAGTCTAGAAACAAACTAGATGCGCCCCCTGTCTCACACCAGGGGGTTTTTTATTATGCAAAAACTGTTCAACGTCATGGCCGTGGCATCCTTCGTGATGTCTGGAACGTTAGTTGCTGGCGTCGTGGTGTTTTATTCCAACATCCCGTCGATCACCAAGCATTACATGAGCCAGCTGCAGGAAGAGCTAGGCAAGATGGTGACTGACAAGCTGCCTGTTCAGCTGGACAAGGCAATGCCAAAGCTGCCGACTAGCACCGGACCAGCTGTGCCAATCAAGTCACCATTTTAGTTTGAGCGGTTGGATCATCGTCATGAGCTTCAGGTCCGAAACCTTCAGCCTTGATCCGTTCAGTCAAGTGCGGTTCTGGCGCGGGTGCTTGCGATTTCTGCTCAAACGACGTCAGCCACTCTCGTAGCGCATCACCTGTTGGCGTACCTTTTGGCCATTTAACGTGCCGCAAGATCATTTTATGATCAGTGAAGAGGCGAGAGGATCTGCCACTGAGTACGGTGTAGCTAATTTCAGGTCCTTCACGTCTACGGGTACGTTCAATCCAAAGCTGACCCGCAACAAACCGCTCTGCCTTCATGCCAGAAATCCCTGAGATTGGTATTGGTGCGGTGCAAGTACGAGAAATTCCGACTTGGCGTAGCATCCCTCCTCAGAGTATCCCGGTTCAACCACCTGTCACGTTGCAGCTTGGTCTGCCGATCATCGATATGCCGGGTTGCGTTGAGACTCGCAATACACAGCCTGGAAACGAAAAAGCGTATGACACGGATCCCAAAGGGAATCTTGTCGTATGTGACGGAACGATGCCGTCGTACAAGCCGTTGGACTTTACGCCTGGAACGTTGACGTATGGTTCCGCGAAGCCACCAACGCAAATAGAACAACCGCCAAAAAAATCGGCTGGTAAGCAAAACCAGCCGAAGGGAACCTCTTCGTTGTCTAGTGGCAAGCCAGACATATCAAACCTACCCATAGAGCTACCGTGTCCGCCACCCGACGCAATACCTATTGGTGCGAAGAACAAGTCACAGACTGCGATTATTGTCGGCTACGAGCGTATCAACGGGATTTGCGAGGCGCAGTACGAGAAGCTAGACGTACAAGCAATTGTCAGCAACTACCTGCCTGGTGCGCCTGTGGTGATGACGACAGCAGCCATTGCCGCAACTGCCACCACGTCTGCAATTGTGGCCAAGCCGTTAGGTGATCTTGTGTTGAAGGTCGTCAAGCCTCTGGTCAAAAAGACCATCAAAAAAATTAAGGCGAAGCTTGGGAAGAAGATTGTTCCTGAGTCTGTTGCTGAGCGTCGGAAGTTTCAGCGGGCTCTCCGTAAGTGATCGTGTGTGTATGTGGAGCGACTACGCCTGGCGGATTGACCAAGACAACGTCAGCACATATTGATGAGTAAGGCGAGTCAGGATGGAACATGACACCGTCTTTCATAAGACCAGCACAGTTTTTTAGCCTTGCTATCTCGTAGTTAAGTCGCTTGTCAGCCAACTGGGCGTCGAGTAAAGCCACTTGCTTCTCAGCTGCTCTCCTACAGCTTCTGATGTGGGAACGGTCAAGCGGTATCGAAATTGTGGCTGTGACTCCACCGTTGATCGAGTAATTCGACTTTTGACCCGTCCTGATTGGACGATAGTAAAGGACATTGCCCGGATTATCGGGGACGCCATCTGGGACGGCATTACCTTCCGGATCAGTCGCGCCAGTAAGATCGAGAGTGTCATAAACCGGCTCTGAGTAGAATTTCTCATAAGGATTAGCCCAACTGGTTGTTGTGCTGACAAAAGGATTGATGTTGAGTGTTGCACCTTGGCAGCTAATGCCTCCACCGTATGTATTAGTAAACTGCCTGCTTGGCACAACTTGCACAGCCTGATTGGTTACACTTCCAGAACTATTCGCAACTGGTGCGGCAGTGCTACTGACCTGTGCTTGCGCTGGAGCGGCAAACAGCAGAAGCGTTGCTATGACTCGCTTCATTGGGTAAAGGTGCTTGTCGTCTCCGTTATAGATTCAATATCTGTATCGCGGTTGATGAGTGTATGGTTCACAAGACCTGGCCCCATCAACGTCTCAACAAACTGCATGGCCTCACCTTGATTGACGATAGTCCAGGTAGGTTTGCTAGCAGGGTCAACGCTTGTCCACTTGCTCGTCACGCCATCTAGCGTATTAGTGGTATGGGTCAGGTTCATTGGAGCGATAGGACCACTAGGCTCAATGTTTGTACCTGACACGGTGTATTCATAACCAGTGCGGTACTCGTAAGAGTTTATGACTTCAGTGACTTTAGTCTTGGTGGTTGTGGTACTGGATAGAACGCCTTGATTGAAGTTAGGCACAACTGGAACGGCTGCTGCTGGGGCGGCAATCAACAGCAGAAGTAATAACATCACTTAGCGAATACTTAGTTCTTGAATAACCTGTCCGATTACAGATGTACCTGCACCACCGGCTGTAATCGAGATAGCACCGTCAGTTGCAATCGTGCCTGCCAGCGTTCCGGCGACTCCACCCGAAGTAGTTGTCGTGTTACCAAAAACTGGGAGTGCTGGAACTACTCCGGCGGTGACTGTTGTTGAGAGGACTGCTGGCGTATTGTCTCCTCCTGTATAGCTTTCGCTGTATGAAAAAGCATCACCAGCAGTAGTGATGCTGTAAGCACCAGGAGTATAACCAAGGGCAGTCCCCGGAGTAAGGGTGCCAAGAGTAGGAGCAGTGCCCAAAGTGACGTTAGAGCCAGATACCGCCATAGAAGACGGTTGTCTAATCGCAACGGATCCTGCGCCATCAACCGACAATGAAACGCTTGACTGAATTTTATGCGTTATGTCAGCGTGAGCTGGAGCGGCGAGCAGGCTAGCCGTTAGCAGCAGGAGTGCCTTCTTCATTGGATTCCGGCTTTTGTATCTTTGTTATCAATGATAGGCGGTTTCTTGTTGCCATTTCCGTTGCCGTTGGATTTGCGCTCGATACCAAAGGACGCCATAGCTCCAGTCAGGAGAGACGCGACGAACGTATTGTCCATCTTCATCTGCGGGAAAAAGCCAAGATATGAGACGGTTAAGAGTGTGGCGCTCCAAAGAAGCACCATGCACTTAACGATGTCCGCGATGGATACGCCTTCCTTTTCTTCGTGTTCGTCGATGTTGGAAGCCATGGCATGACAGAGCTACGCTTATAGCGTACCGCTTTTCGCAAGCCATGCTTTTCCTCATTCGACCGGTTCTGTTCAAGTTTTTGCAGTCAAAGGGTGTGAAGAACTTAGTTGTTGAGCTGCTGGAGGCATACTGCAAGTCAACAGACAACACGGTTGATGACCAAGTCGTGGAATTTGTCAAGCACAATCTATTTCCAACCACCAGAGTTGAGAAATGATACCTAGAAAAAATCCAACGCTACTAGCGGTTGCTGGGTTCTTTCTAATTGGCAGCGGACTTGTGCTTATAATTTTTGGTACGGGAACGCTGTTTTACATGGGATATTACGCTGGCAAAAGCACTTGTCCTCAGGCAGTATTGAAGTGATCTGGCTGCTTCTTGCTGTGGCCCTCGCATTACTACCCTTTTTTCAGTTTTTCCGTGGTACGCCCCACCAGTTGGCTGCTGTTAAACAGCTTGAGGAGTCCTTGCCAGAAAGCGTATTGGATGAAGATGCAGAGTGGTTTGAAGCCTGGCGGGCGAGCGGCATTGAACAACAAGTGTGGGCTCCCTACTACCACCAGCTCGACAACAAAACAGGACGCGGATACAGGGAGTGCTTTTCTAGCGCGGCGGCTATGGTCGCGGCTTTCTACGGCAGGGTCAGCAGCGATGACTACTACAACAAGATTCGCGAGACAATTGGTGATACGACTTCAGTCAACGCGCAGGTGACAGCCTTGCAAGTGTTGGGGTTAGACGCTGACTTCGTAAAAAACGCTGACTCCGACTTGATTGAGGAGGAGATCACGGCAGGCAGACCTGTTTTGGTGGGATGGCTGCATAAAGGTGACTTGCTGCAAGGGCATCCTCCTATGGGCACAGGCCACTGGAGTGTGGTCGTGGGTTTTAATCAAGATGAATTTATACTTCATGATCCGATGGGCTTTCCCCTTATGGAAAGAGGCGGTCATGACATCAGGAAATCAGGCGAATATGTCCGTGTCAGTCGTCCTGCCTTTCATCAGCGCTGGCAAGTTGAGGGTCCTTTCTCAGGCTGGGCAATCGTAGTTAATGACTGATCTGTACTGGTTATGGGCTTTCGCTAAAGCGTTTTTTACCACTGTCGTCGTGGGCTGTGCTCAGCCAGTGAACTGGGAACACTGCTATCCAGTTAGCGACTGGATGATTCCTTGGATGCATGACGTGATTCACATGCATGAGAATGGTGCTTACCATGCGGAGAAATGTACGCTGCAAGAGTCGATGCATGTTCATGGCAGCGACGCATCCCTGCATAGTCAACGCACCAAACCAATTGACCGTCTTGCTGCATCTGATGCAAACTAAGCTTTGCCATAAAAAAGAGCCCCGTAGGGCTCTAGGTCCCATGCCCTTCAAACCTAGAAAGGTACGTCGCTTTTGTCAGCCTTAGGCTTGGCGTCACTTAGGGCCATTAGCAAATAATCGTTGCCTGCTTGGCTTTGACGTGGCATCAGGTTGGCACGCAGCTTGACGCAGTCATCACCTTTTTGATTTTGGACGCGGTCAGCAGTCTTGGCCCACTCGACAAGCTTGCGCAGCTCATCCAAAGGCACCTCCATGGCTGCCCAATAGTGACCGTCTTTCTTTTGATCTTTGTTGAAGTTGCCCCAGATGTTGAAGGCGTCGGGTGCGAAATCAGGCATTACTTACCGTTGAAAAATTTAAGAATGATAGTTTGCAGTGCAGCGTTGACAACGCCTTGATGACGTTGCTTGGCATAATGCTGCAGTTGTGCGGCTAGTCCTGTGTCCAGCCGAACTTGAAAATGCTGAGCACGACGTTTTTCGTCTGATTTGGCTTGCTGCGTTTTTTCATCAGGCGTATTCATTGGCGACGGCCTGTATCCAGGCTTCATGTTTTTTGCTAGTGATTGCAGGGGCAACCTTGGCTGCTGAGTCTAATTTAAATCGCGAGCGAAAAGCTGTACAGAAAGCATCACGGCTTGATGATGACATTTCTTTGATTAAACCTAGCAGCAGATCACGTTCGCTCTCAGACAGAGGTTGGTCCTCGTCTGCAATGTCCTTGACCTTTGGCGCTGGTGTTGGCTTGGTCTTTTTTTCTTCACGATGAGGGTTTTCAACCTCCTCGCGTGCCCACAACTGCCATGCCAATCCAAACTGTGCGGCTGCTGCGGTACAAAGGCAGCGACGGTGACTATCTGTTAAATCGCGTGCGCTGACCTTGTCAAAGGCAATTGCGTTGTTGCGATTGTCCATAATCGCCTGCGGAAAATGTGGCGATGTCTGACGATCAGGCCCAATAAAGTAACCGACAACATAGCCGGTTTCATTCGGCGCTTTCCATACGTGACCGCCACCAGGCGCATTGGCTAAAGCAAATTGCCAACCTGGCGCGTGTTCATGCAGCAGGTGCATCGTGCGGCACCAGTTGACATAATCCGCCTTGTAGCTACCTGTTCCTTTTTGGCTGACATCATCTGTGGTGATGACGTTGCCGAGATTAGGAAAGGGCGGTGACGGTGATGATGGCGCAGGGTTGTTCTCTGTCATGTGCAAAGCGACGGTGAGCAATGAGGCTGATGATCTGTGCGTCGTCGTTATAAACGATGCCTGTCATGGCATCTTCAACAGCGCGAACAAGTTTTGAGACATCGCCAATACGACCTGTGCAATGCTCAGGCGCAGATGGCTTAAGTTTTCCATTAGACCTAAAGTGGTTTTTTGGACGAGCAAAAACAAACGTAGTTGACAAAAGCATTGCCCCATTCATATTGGCATACCAGTCTTTAGGTAGCAACTGAAGGGCGATGTGTCGTACGTCTTGGCGCCATGGCTTGCACCTCTTGGAGGATTCGATCATGACGCCTTTGCCGACGTGACGTTTGCTGCCTTGCGGCGCAGGCTTTCCTAGAACAGTAAACGTGAACGAATTACTGTGGCAGCTGGCTATAGGCTCGGTCAATTGCAGAATTTAGAAGAGCTTGTGCAAGCTTTGTTCCGCTTAGCTTAGGCTGCTCAAACTCTATGTGCTCACCAGCAATAGACACATTTGTCATGTTGCCGCCTGTTTTGTCGCACAGCTTTTTGAGCTTTTCAGACCGAACGTCGTCAAGTCGGAAACTGATGGATTTCATTTGAGGGAGTTGCAAGCTTTTTGGACACCGGCAGCGCAATCGCGTTCGGTCATTTGATGTAAGGTGCTGTTAAGAGACAGCCAGAAGGCACCGCCCATAAGCAGCGCAAAAACAGTGCTGACGACAAAATTAGTCATCGGCTTGCTGCGTTTAGGGTCGTAAAACCTAGAACGCAGCTTGTGAGATTCGTAGGCAATCATGAGCGAAGAAGAAAGGGCTCATGTGCGTAAGCATGGCACGAGTGGTATGCCATGTCAAGTCAAGCCAGCAAGCTTTTCTAGAATTGCCCTGCGAGCCCATGCTGTCGCTGGGATGTCTTCTTTTAATGCTTGCGCTTTGACTCGATCAAACAGTTCTTTTTTAAGGGTGACTGACAGCAGGTGCCGACGTTTCGATTCACTCATTTGGTTCAACGCTCTCTTGAGTTTCTTTTACATCATCGCATTGTTTTTTACGAGATTCATTATATTCGCGCAATGCAGGAGGGTAAATTCCCCGGCGCTCCTGATTGCCTGATCTTGTTTTATACCTTGGCAACGTCTTGTCTAAACGCCGCAGTAGTCTGCGGTAGTCTTTTGGATCATCTGCCTTTGAACATGTGTTTGCAAGCTGATTAGTCACTACCGAAACCACCTCTCTCATCTGCGAAAGCATTTCTTCTGTCATCAACTGTGCATACGAATGCTCTCTCCGACCTGTTTGTGGGTTAACTGGATTTATGTCTTTCAGCTTTTCGTACACAGGCTCAGGCAACCGGTGATATACAAGGTCAGCCAAGCAGACGGCGGCATAC